TAAACGAACAGACCCCGAAAAATACGAACAGTTGAAAGGATAGGATATTATGAAAATGACAAATGGCATTAGAATTTCTATGCAGTATTTCGCAGAGCAGACAAAGATCACCGACCTTATCGATCCTGAGGTAATGAGTGATATGATCGACGCAAAGATAGAGTCTAAGATAACTGTATCTCCCTTTGCGAAGATAGACAGAACGCTCGTTGGCGTGCCTGGCGACACTATCACAGTGCCGCAGTATAAGTATATCGGCGACGCAGTTGATGTTGCAGAGGGCGTTGAAGCCGAAACTGTCAAGCTTGAAACAGACTCCACTCAGGCTAAGGTAAAGAAAGCCATGAAAGCGGTGGAGATAACTGATGAAGCGGTTCTCAGCGGCTATGGCAACCCTGTAGGTCAGGCGACTTCACAGCTTGCAATGTCTATCGCTTCTAAGGTGGACGCAGACAGCATGGACGCACTTATGAAAGCCCAGCTCATCTATGACGGCTCGGCCTCTGCTATCTCTTACAGCGGCATTGTTGACGCTGTTGACAAGTTCAATGAGGAGCTGAACACCGAAAAGGCTATGTTTATTAATCCTCATCAGAACTCACAGCTTAGAAAGGACCCGAACTTCATTTCAGCAGATAAGTATGACGGCAATGTGGTAATGACAGGCGAGATAGGCAAAATAGCGAACTGCCGTATCGTTCCATCAAAGAAAGTTTCACTTAACGAGGCTATCCCAGAACAGTATGTGAGAGTTGACAGCGATGCAGAGGGTGCAAAGGAAGTTGTTGCAGACAGCACAGCTTCACCAACTGCTTCACAGATAAAGCTCGGCTCAGTAACGCCTTGTGCAGATGGCTACGCTCCAAAGGTGGGTGACTATGTTGTAAAGAACGCCGCTGTCAAGGCTGGCACTTTCTACATATGCCCTATCATCAAGCTCAACGCTGATACTGAAACAGAGGACGAAACATCAGCTCTGACTATCTACCTCAAGCGTGACACCAACGTTGAAACAGAGAGAAGAAGCACAAAGCGCTGCACAGATATATCTGCTGACAAGCATTACACTGTGGCTATCTCAGACCAGTCAAAGGTAGTGCTTGCAAGATTCAAGAAGTAAAGAGGTGCGGCAGTATGAAAGCATATGCAAGTGAGAGCTATTATATAGGCGTTTATCTTTGCGGCAAAGAGCCTGACATATCTGCCGCTTTTGACTTCTATGCAATGCAAGCCACAAGCCTTATGAAGCAATATACCCTTGACAACGTTGACGAGAACGATATCCCCGAAGAAGTGAAAATGTGCTGCTGCGAGCTTGCGGAGAATATCTTCAAGGCAGAGCAGGAGGGCGGCACTCAGGGGGTGTCTTCCGAAAGCGTTGGAGGCTGGTCAAAGTCATATGAAAACTCAGATATCCGCAGGCAGAATGCTGACAGAGCCGTTCACGATATCGTGTACAAATGGCTCAGCGGAACAGGGCTGCTTTACAGAGGGGTGAGGTAAATGCTTGCAAACAGTGATTGCACGGTGTATCTTTTCGACAAACAGACAGAGGGATTTGTGCGGAAGTATGCAGAGAAAGTTTACTGGTGTGAGAATAAGTCGGGAAGTATCGTGAAAAGCGGTATGCAGACCTCAGACAGCACAAGGGTGTATTTCTATGATGATAATGCACCGAAAACCCCTGCAAAGGATATGCTTGTGAGAGGAAAATGCGAGTTTGAGTTCGATAATCAAACGCCTCAGAGCATATCTGAGAGCATGAAAAAGTTCCGCACCGAGTATGACTTTGTTACGGTAATGAGCATTGATGATTATATGTTCGGTGGTCTGCCACATATGGAGGTGAGCGTGAAATGAAGATAGGTCAGCCTATGGACAGCAGGGCTATCACTTGGGATAAGTCATTTGCAGGCAAGTATTCAGAACGTTTTGACAAGGCTCAGAAATTTATTGACGCCGAGTGCATAAGGCATATGGTGAAGTATACACCTACCCTCAGCACTAATCTGAGAAAGTCTGTCACGAGAGGCACAAAAATAGGCAGCGGCAAGATACAGTATCTTGCACCTTACGCACGCTATCAGTATTACGGCAAGCTTATGGTATCATCTGTTACAGGCTCGGCATACGCCCGACAGGGTGAAAAGAAAGTGCTGACGGACAAAGACCTTGTTTACAGCACTTTTAAAGAGCCACTTGCCGGTAAGCTTTGGTTTGAGCGAATGAAAGCCGACAAGAAACAGCAAATACTCAGAGGAGCGGCGGCGATAATGGGAGGCAAAGCGAAATGAACATAATCGAGCTTGTGAAAGATATCTTACAGCAGTTTCCGAAAATATCGGAGGTCTGCAACGATATTCATATCGACTTTACCGATGATACGCCAACAAATTATGGCTTGTCCTCGACAGGTGACAGCCTTATAAGCTCTGACATTCTGGGCGGTCAGACAAGACAGCACAACTTCATTCTCTATGCGGTGTATCAATCTATGAATGACTTTGACAGAATGTCAAACAGCGGTGTGCTGCTTGAATTGCAGATGTGGCTTGAAAGCTATGCAGACAAGCACCGAGATACCACGTTCACTACCATAACAGAGGGCGAGGAAAGGACAGGCGTTCTTGAAAAGCTCACCTGTGCAAACGGAATGATATATGCAATACCAAATGAAAACACAAACGATACTGTGCAGTATCAATTGCAGATAGCGGCACAGTATCAGATATAAAAGGAGGAAAACATATGCCTGATTATTCATACAAGAGCGGAAAGCTCAACAGAAGTCATCTTCTGCATTATCTTGACACTACATTCGCAGCGGTCGCCTCATCACCAAGCTGGTATCTTCTCGGTAAGGACGTTGAGGACGCAAGTGTGGCACTCAACCCTGACACTTCCACAAAGAAGAATATCCTTGATGAAACCACAGTTGAGGACAACGGCTATGAGCCTGAGTTCGACCTTGACACATTCTATGCAAAGCCCGGTGACGCACTTTACGAAAAGCTCAAGGATATCATGATGAATCGTCTTACCGGTGACGCCTGCAAGACAAGCGTGCTTGAAGTCATCGTTGACAAGACCACAGGTGCGTATGACGCATGGACGGAAGATGTCATAGTCAAGCCGCAGTCTTATGGCGGACCACAGGGGGGCGTAAATATCCCGTTCAACTGCACCTTTGCAGGAAACAGAGTGAAAGGCTCTGTCACCTTTGCGGCAGGCGTGCCAACGTTTGCAAAGGCTACGGAAGAATAAACTATATGACAAACATATGAAAGCACTTCGTTCAGAGCGGAGTGCTTTTTGTTTGCCGTAATACAGAAAGGATGATAAAAATGTCAATGCAGTCAATAGATTTTAACAGCGGCAATTACAAAGAGTACGCTATAAACGGCGATGAGAACAGAGTGATAAGGATAAACGTGTCAGACGTTGGTATCATCACAAGGATACAGGACGCTATGAGCAAGGCTGACAATATCGCAGAAGAAGTGTCAGAACGTGAGAAGAACGAGGACAGAACTCAGCTTCTCAAAGAGTATGACCAGCGTGCAAGAGAAATGGTCAATGACATATTTGGAAGCGATGTGTGTACGGCGGCGCTTGGAAGCGTGAACGTGTTCTCTATGGCTTCAAACGGCAAGCCTGTGCTTGTGAACTTCCTTGAAGCGCTTCTTGTTGTGGTGGTGCAGGAAATAAAGTCAGCACAGACGGCGGCTCAGATAAAGCTCGAAGAAAAGGTGGAGAAGTACACCGCACCTGTTATTGCTCAGCCTGCGGTCAACGTGGCGGAGCTTTCTGACGAAGACAAAAAGGCTCTGCTCAGGGAGCTGCTCAAATGATAGGCTCTTTGCCAACAGTCCTTGAAATAGGCGGCAAAGAGTATGCCATACGCTCAGATTTTCGGGTCATACTGCGGATATATTCAGCCTTTGCAGACCCTGAACTTGACGAGCGTGAAAAGTGCTATGTGTGCCTTAAATGCCTTTACGCTGAGGATATCCCACGAGAACATTTGCAGGAGGCTGTTGACAAGGCTTATTGGTTTGTAGGCGGTGGAGATGTTCCGCAGGAAAGCGTTCAGCCTGCAAAGACTATTGACTGGGAGCAGGACGAGAGTATTATTTTTCCTGCGGTGAACAAGGCGGCAGGCTTTGAAACAAGGTCTGTGGAGTATCTTCACTGGTGGACTTTTCTTGGCTATTTCAACGAGATAGGCGAGGGGCTTTTTTCGTCTGTTATAGGCATACGGCAAAAGCTTAACAAGGGCAAAAAGCTTGAAAAATACGAGCAGGAGTT